TGTGATGCCGCCGATCTCCTGCATCTGTTTCGCTTCCTCGTAGGAAAGCTGTGACAGCGCCGGGAGTTCGTAAACGGTATCCGGATCAGAAGCAAAGGCGAAAGGCCAGCTCTCCGCGAGCGTGATGATTGTCGGTTTCTTCTGTGTGGTTTTCATTGTCTTTTACTCCTTTTTTAATAAAAATTCCCCAGGCCGGAAAAATCCGACCTGGGTTTTGGTTTTCGATTAGCCGGAAGTGACCTGGCCGTCGTCCAGGATCATCGTCCAGGCGCTCATGTTGACGGTGGCGTTCCAGGTGATCGGGGAACCGGGGGCGAAGTTGATATCATCCAGCGCGGAGATAAAGCCGCCCGTGGTTCCGATCGCGATGGTGTCGTCGCCGTCTTTCATGACGAACAGGAAAGCCTCTTCTCCGGACATCATGTCGTCGGACGTGATGGTCAGGAGCTTCCCGTGGCCGGTGGTGGCCGCGGTCTCCGTCACGTTGTCCGCGCCGAAGATGGTCTTCAGAACTTCCTTCGTGGTGGAGATGATCGGGACGGCGATCGTCTTGTCGTCGGAGCTTTCGAGGATCCGGCGGATGGTGTTGGACCAATCCTTCAGCGGTTCACCGCTGCGGCCATGGTGCCAGGTGATGCCGTCCTCGGCAACATATCCGACTTCCTTCCAGGCTTCCGCCAGAGTTTCCGTCGGATAGGTCGGGAGCGCCGTGCCTTTCGGGGCATGGTAGAACATACCGGTCGCGAGACCAGCGCCGAGTTTGACGTCGTTGCTTGACATTGTGTTTTTCCTCCTCAAATAGATTTTGTTTCGAGATGTGCCACGACGCGGATCCGCGCCGAGTACATCGCCAGATCCGGACGAGCTGGATCAGATCCCCAGCTGCCGGATGAATTAACTTCCACGAACCGGATCGCGGTGGTCTGGTCGCCCGCGGCCTTCCGCAGGACGCCGATCGCGTTCCGGAGCGTTTCGTTTGCGTCGGCGGCATTGTCCGCCCTGGCGTCCAGCGTGACCTCGAATGTGTCGATCTGTCCGTCCTGGTCGGTTCCGCCGACTTGAGTGATCAGGATGCACGGCAGAGAAAAGTCTTTCGGCAGAGGACGGCAATACGCCGTCAGATGATCCTTCAGAGCGATCCGGACCTCGTCCTCGATGTCCACGGATCTCTTGATCGTGATACTCATCCTGCGCTCACCGCCTCGCTTAATGCTTTATCCTCCGCCTCCGCGATTGCGCTCTTCCGGTCCGTCGTATAGACGAAACCGAGCGCCCGCTGGCTCCCGTATGCGCGTCCGATACGGGTTCCGGAATGGAATCCCGTTCCTCCGCGTGTGTTGTTCGCGTTCGCTCGCGCCCAGATTCCATTGGTTGCGCTTTCGACCGCGCTCATAGTTCCCGGTGACGTCAGGATCTGCTCGAAGCCTTCCGAGAAAAATTCGATCTCGACTTGCTTGGCCATTATCCCGACCACCTTTCGAGTTGTGCCTGGATGTTTGAGACTCTCCCGGTCGGAGACTTCCACTTCTTCGGCTTTCCGATGATCTGATAGTCTTCTCCGTCATAACGGATCTTGTCGCCTGCGGCGATGTCCGTTCCCGGAGGGAAGAAACAGGTCAAACCCTCGGAGATCGCGAGGACGCGGCCATCCTGGGAGAGTGTTGTCGATGCAGGCTGGATGGAGCATCCTGTGATCGTCTTTTTCGAGACCTTATCCTCGCTCCAATCCGGCACGACGGATCCGCGGCTCTCTTTCGTCCCCGGTCGGATCCTCGTGACCTCTTCTTCCGCCCAAGATGGAAGCGCCATATCAGAACACCCCCCGCAGCTTGTACGGTTCCAGCGTTTCGACGTCCGTCGATTGCAAAGCACCCGCGCCTCCGCCGCTGGACCAGTTCTGCGTGTAGGACACAGAAACGCCGCCCGCGGATTCGCTCGCGACGCCGTTGGTCATCGTCAGCGCCCTCGACACTCTTCCGGCGATCAGTTCCTTGATGGAATCCATCAGCTCGGTCGGGATGCCTGCCGTATACGTCACGACGATCTCCGTCTTGCGCGTGAGCTTATGATCGTATACGTCAAACAGACGCAGGAGGCCATTCGGCTCGAAAGAGAAGTCCGTCCAGGCTTCGCCGCCGATCGTGACGGATGTCACTCCGGTCACATAAGCCGCCGGGAGCTGAACAATGAAATCTGGTCCGACGCGCTTGATCCTGCCGTCTCCATAGAGCAGACGCTCTGAAAAGGAGCAGATCTGCGCGGGATAGACGTGCCATCCGCAATAGTTCCGGAGGCCCATGCAAGCCGCCGCCAACTCCGGAGAGATCCTCGCGTCTCCCGCGTATTTGCTCGCGGTGAGCGTGTTGAAATCTTCAGCCGAGAGCATGGACGCCAGAGCATCCGCGTCGGTGATGGTGTATCCCCATTGTGTCAGCAGGCTCATTTGTTCGCCGCCTTTCCGGCTTTGTTGGCAGGCTTAACGGCTTTCGCCTTCGGCTCTTCCTTCTTCGCCTTCTTGACTTCGACCGATTCCAGCTCGACCAGCTTCGTCCCGTCAAATACGAGCTTCTTCATTGGTGCTTCACCTTCTTTCGGAAAAAGGGACGCGGCTTTTCAGCTGCGTCCCCTCGTCGTTAATCGTCGTCCTCCGGTTCCATGACCAGACCGTCGAATGTGTAGACGTTCATATAGGTCACGCCATTCTTGACCGAGTAATACTCGATGCCGGTGGCGTTCACGATATGAAGGATATACAATCCGTCAGCGTCCAGCGTTACCGGATCCGCGGTGCTGCCCAGAGGCCGCACGGCGATCGATGACGCGTCATCGTCTTCAGCATGAAGAGCGAGGAAGTGACCTTCCTGGAGTTCCGGATGACTTGCGTCGAATCCGGTGTACCCCGTCACATAATGCAATGTGCCGCTGATCACGCCGTTACTGATGACAACGTCCTCTTGCAGATCTGTTACGGATTTACCGAGGAGATCTGTGTCTGCCGAAATATCTGCATCAATCGACAGACTTACTGAGGGTCCGTCGCCGCCTTGACGATCTTCACGAAGCCAGCAGGCCGACGCACGGCGAGAGCGAGGCGCTCTTCGCAGCGGATGGTCATGCGGTTCTTCTGGAAGTCGTCCGTGTCGGTGTTGGTCGCCTCAACGGAGACGCCGCCCTTGCTCACGACAGACGCGCAAGCCTTGAAGGAACCGACGAAGATTTCACCGGCAGCAGAACCGGAGACGGGAGCAGCCGCGAAGGAGCTGCAATACACCGGGACGCCCCAGAGCTGCTTGCCCTGGCCGTCGGCGAAGTAGCCGCCGCCGATGTATTCCTTGGTCGTGGTCTTGGCCAGACGCAGGATCTGCCAGGTCTTCGGGTTCATGATGATCGCGTCGGCAGCGAAGCCGCTGTCCGCCTGGACCTTCATGATCTTCTCGAAGATCAGATCGGCGATGTCCTGGCCGGTGGCGCTGTTGGCCCAGCTGGTGGTGTCGGAGGTGATGCTCGCGGCCTTCAGCTTGGTCAGCAGATACGCTTCCTCACGGAGGCGCAGATAGTTCAGCAGACGGCCATTGATGGCGCTGGCCAGGAAGGGAGCGTCGTCAATGTATTCGTCGGTCTCCTTGATGAACGCGGCCAGCTTGTCCAGCGCCACGGTCACGGGAGAAGGATCAGCGAAGGAGATCTGCGGCTTGGCAGCGCCTTCGTCGGTGGGATCGAAACCATAGGGACTCTGGCCGCTGCCGGTGTTGGATTCGATGGCGCCTTCGACGAAGTAGGTCAGCGCGTTCCCGCTGATGGATTCAGCGCCGAACAGGGACCGGAGGAAGGTTTCCGGCAGCGCTTCGGTCACGATATTCTTGTCGATATCGGTGACCAGCGCCCGCGGGACCTGGGGAGAACCCGGAGTCCCGATGGCCAGCGGATCATTGTACGCCTTCGCGGCGATGGTGAACCGCTTCTCGTGGGTCTTCGGCATGGACTTGACGAAATGCTCGCCCAGGCTCCTCGCGGGAGTCTCGACGGTCTCGTCATCCTTTTCGGGTTTCTTGCCGATCAGCTTCAGCAGACCGGCTTTCTCTTCGGCCTCTTTGATGGCAGCTTCGACGGTTTCGATCTCGCCCTTCAGCTTCACGCCCTCGGCGATCGCGTCGGCGTCATCGGCTTCGATGCGCTCTTTGAGCGCGGCCAGCTTGGCCTTGAGTTCTTCGAGCTTTTTCTTCATGGTTGGATTCCTCTCTTTCTCAAATTTTGTTGATATAGTCCAGGAGACCTTTCTTCTCCGGATTGCTTTCCTTCCGGTCCTCCGCTCCCGCGTTGCCTTCCGGATCGTCCTCTCCGTTTCCGTCGTCCTCCTGATCAATCTCGCCCAGGACATCCTGGAGGAGTTTGATTGCCTGCTTGATCTTGTCCTCGTCTGCCTTGCTGTTCCGGCGTCCGGACTTCACGTCCACGACTCCGGCGTCATCGTTGGCCGGGACCATGACCGCGGAGATCTCGAACAGATCCAGCTCCTGGAGTTCTGTCGCCCAGATGTTCTCGTCCAGCTTGACTTCCGCCATCTTTACAACGTCGTAAGCGAAAGAGAACTTCTTGAGCCGTCCGTCCTTATACAGAGACCGGACCTTCTGGGCCTCCTCGCTTTCGTCGAACTTTGCGATGAAGTGCAGGCCCTTCTCGTCCTCATCGGCCTCCGCCGTGCCGATGATGCTCTTGAGATTGTCCATCTGATGCGCCCAGAGGAACGGGATGCCCTTTCCGCCGTTCCAGCGCTCCTTGAGCGTCTTTGTGAAGGCGCCCTTGGCGACGACGTCGCCGTATGAGTCACGCTTCCGGATCCATGTGGAGGCATAGCCTTCGACGCTGCCGGATCCCTCGTCTTTGTACTGGACATCAAACTCTTTTGTTTTCATGGTTCTCCTCCTCATTCTTCGATGATGATGACTCGCGTGGAGCAGTTGCATCCGCAGGACTCGTCCGGATCAAGGGAGTCGTCCCCCGGCCAATCTGCGCCATTTGAGAAAGGCTCGTCGATCGGGACCGTCTCGCCGTCCATTAGCTGATGAGATTCGCGAGCGTTCGCCCCTGTCTCCCAGACCTTGAAAACCTTCTTCCGGGATCCCTGATCGGTGGCCTGCCTGGTCGCCTCTTCAGTTCCCCATCCGGCCGCGACCTTTGAGAGCATCGCGCCCAGGAGAGCGGCGTCCACGTCGGAGCGTTTGTCCATCTCATGACGGACCACGTCCTCCGGATCCTCCTCGTCCTCGTCCGCGTCGTCCACGGCCTGCTGGATCTTCTTCTTGGTCTCTGCGTTGATGGTTTCCGCCCGTCCCTCCGCCATCTTGTGGAGATAATTGACGGTCTTCTCGGCGACATACTCGACACCGAGCGCCCTGGCCATCTTCTCGCCGTGCTTCGTGGCGATCTCATCCATCACCGGCTCCAGATCGTCCGCGAGTTCCTTGTTCCAGCGCTCCTCGTTCCACCAATCCGCCTCGGCTCCGAGCTTCGGGATGATGCTCTTGGCCTGACGCTTGAAAAAACCATCAAGCAGATCCGCGACCTTGTCCTGCTCTTTCTGCGGGACCTTGCCGCTGATGCTGGTCTCCTCCGGCTCTTCCTCCGCCTTGGAGACCAGCATCAGC